AGCATAATTGTATGCAGCCTCATAGTGTTGAGGATCTAATTCTAAATCAATGATTCCATCTCCTAAACGATATCTGACGTTAGTAAATAACGCCTGTTTTAGCTCGTCTAAGGTTAATCCTGATGGTGTGTTAAGAATGCTTGCGGTCATAGTAGTTTCCTGATACTGTATTTATCAGGAAACATTCGGTACTCAGATATCGCCTTCTTTTCGATTCTCTGAATAATGTGCATCAAAACTGCCACCTGGATATCGGCTTTCTAGCTTACGCACATTCTCATCAATAACGTCATTAGGGTCAAGATTCAATGCCCTGCAAGCATTAATCCAGTACCACATAACATCACCTAACTCTCGCTTCAAGTGGAACACTTCTGCTTCTGTCAGTGGTTTACCCTGAAAAAACATCTTCTTGGGCACTTCAATAAACTCACCACCTTCAGCCGCTAATCCAAGACAAGCGGTTAATAACAATGGTACATTGATATCAGGACCATGAACCCCATCACCAATGTAATTACCATCAAGTTCATCACAACGATCCATGAATGTAGTCAGGTCATTACTTGCTTTGCTTGTTACTGCTTCTACGAAATCCTTGTATTTGTTTAAATCAATATTACTCATGTTTTTCCTTTAGTGAATTGTAAATAGCATTTGCTATGTTTCTGTGTGAATTGATTCCCGGATGAGAATCGTCTAATGCTCTGTCAGTCAGTAACTCAGTGAAACTAATAAATTGCATTGTATTTGCATAACTTACTAATTTCTTATGAGTTTTTGCTTTTGGTAACCAATGTTTCATTTTAAAATCCATGTAACAGTTATGAACTTTAATCTTATTGTTTTCTAAATATTGTGTTGCATGATGAATATACAATAACGTTTTAACAAGCATATCGTAATCTGTATGTAACTTGAAAAAAGGTTCTCGTTCTGCTGACGGGGTCATTGGTCTTATTTCAGTATCCGACCCGTCATCATTGAAAATCAGCCCGCGGTGAATGAACGACCACAATATCACAACTGTATCTGTTGACTCAAATTCTGCATTTAAAATGTTAGTTAATATTCGTTCATTAGACGCACCGGGACTACTAATGTTTATTAAATCTAAATTAAGTCGTTCTGATAGTGCAGACGGCCAAGCCATTTTACTATGCTCGAACCCCGGCAAATTATGTTCTGCAATGTAGCAGTCAGGTAAGCCGTGTCCGAACGTAAAACTACAACCGAATGATACCAGTCTATTCATTAGAACGCTTTTAGAATAATCATGGCATCATTAAAGCGACCATTAGGTGTTGTACTAACTGCTTTAATATCTTTAAAATACTTACGTGCCGCAGGCTTACTTCCCATTACTTCTTTAAGTTGTTCTGCAGGCTTACGTAATGTCTTAACTTCGCTTTGTGCGGTATCAAACCCTAGCAACGTACTACCTTTAACTGTAAACGTTTTGCTGTAGTCATCGGCAACATAGTGATGCAGTTTGCGCTTTGCAGTATCATACACCCAAGCTTCACTTGCACCGTGAAGCTTGATAGGACTGATACTGACTAAATCAAGTTTACTTGCAGTATCTTTAAATACTTTTTGATACTTGAGTTTAGCAACAATTTTCTCAACTGGTACCGCTTTACGTGCCCTAGGAGCTTTTGCGGCTTTCTTAACACTGATGTAACTGTTTAAGTCATTGATAACCAATTCAATAAACTTTACAATATTTTTCAATTGTGTTTTTGTTAAATGTTGATAGCCCTGCACAAGTTGTGCATCCTTACCCTTAATTACTTCTTCAATTTCATTAAGTTTCTTTTTCCATACTTCAGTAAGCATACTGATATGTTGTGGCATTACATTCTTTTTAGCTACTTCATCAATGGGTCTAAATGAGTGCTGAGTTTTTGCACCTTCAATAATGAATTCGTCAAACAATCCTTCAAGTTCACCACCGGCTTCACGTGCTTTGTCTTTTAGTATTTCCTGAATGTTAGGTCTTACTGGTGCTTCAGGTGCTCCAGTAGCACTTGCTTCAACTATTTGTGGTTTGTTAATAGTTTCAAGCAATCGTTTAATTTCATTTTGTAGTGTATCTGATTCCGTTTCAGATAGTTCTAATCCACGCAATTCCATACGTGCTAACCAAGCTAAAGTATTGATACATTCTTTCTCATCAATCTTACGCATAATCTTAGCCTCTTGTGGGCGCTCACGTAGGTCTAAGTATTGTGCTAAGAATTCTTTAGCATCTTTCTTACCATAGAAACGACCATACCATGTGAAACTACGCATAAGTGCGACTCGGCGTCTATCTTCATCGGGTTGTACGGCAAACATAGGTTCAGGGCCTAAATATTCAGTGTCCGGGTCTCTGGGGTTAAGTGTCTTAACCTGTGAATAATCACTAGCTTTCTTCATAATAATTTTTGTCGATGCTGTTTTACGTGTTGCCATTAAGTTCTCCTAGAATTGTAGCGCATTTATGTATTGTAGCAGATTGTCCATTTGTTGTCAACCTTGTTTTTGACCCATTTAGACTATTTACTTGTCGGGTGGTAAACGATAAATAATACATATGCCTAGATTATCACTTTACCACCCGACAAAATCGAACGATTATCGATTCTTTGATAGAACAGTATCAGAGATGCTTACTGTTGGCGCAACTGATTTGTATGTCCATAAATATTTAGGACCTACTAATCAAGGGGCTAGTATTGATTACACCCAACCAGAATATGATAGTCTAAATCCTACTAATATTCAGGATTTATTATTCCTAGAGAATAGAGATAGAACATATGATCCTAATATTTACAGAGTACGGGGTCATTACAATGTACAAAATTTAGATTTTGATTTAAGCCAATTTGGTTTATTCCTTAATAATGATATTATTTTCATTACGGTTCATTACAATGATATGATTGATATTGTTGGACGTAAGTTAATGGTCGGTGACGTTATTGAATTACCTCACTTAGTAGATTACAATCCATTAAGAGACACTATCCCAGTAGCATTAAAACGTTTTATGCAGATTACTGATGCTAATTATGCAAGTGAAGGTTTTAGTCCTACTTGGTTCCCTCACTTGTGGCGTATTAAATGTGAACCATTAGTTGATAGCCAAGAGTTTAGCCAAATTATTCAAGAACCTATTAATCAGGATAATTATCTAGGATTATGGGATGGCACTAGAACTTATCCAGCCGGCTATGTTATTAGTTATGGTGATAAGAATTACATTAGTAAAGTAGAAGTTCCAATTGGCATGGCGCCACCTGATGATACATATTGGGAACTTGATCCTAATCAAAATCTTAAAGATATTCTTGCTACGTACAACCAGAACATACAAATTAATAATGCTATTTTAGATGAAGCAGAACGATTAGTACCCAAAGCAGGTTACGATAGAAAGAATTTGTACATTGTACCTACATACGGAGTGTTCACTGGTGACAACGCATTGTCAGGTAAGTACGACCAACCTGCGCCACCTATCAATGTTATTGTTAATTCAGGTGGTGCACCTATTACTGCAACCGGTACAGTTGCTATGATGCGTAATCCTAAGTACAAGAATCCTAGTCCAGTAATTCGTATTTCTAAACAAACGATTCAGAGTATTTGGGACTTGACTACTGACATAGCACCACTAGATGTGTTTAATCAAGTGAATTTAGAAACACTTAGAATAGCCCCTCAACTAATAGGTAATGGTTCAGGACCTGTTGAAGGTGAAACAGTATTATCAGTACAGACAACCGGACCAATTACAGGTCCATATGGTACGGCTGATAATACATATGCGACTGCTGACCAAAACCCAGAGTTACCAGGCTTTACGGGCACTATTAGTACACAAATGGACTTTAGAGCAGATTGTGATCCTGCATATCAATTCATTGCACGTAGTAGTCCAAGAAGCTTTGGCTACACTACTGGTTACTTGGACGGAGAAGGTGTTGCCCCTAACGGATTCCCAACTGGTGCAGGCATCAGTTTCCCACAGAATCCTACAGTAGGAGATTACTTCTTACGCACTGACTATTTACCACAATTATTGTATCGATGGGACGGACAATTATGGGTGCGCATTTCTTCTAACGTCAGAACACAAACTGGTTTCACATCAGGAGATTTGTCACAGCAATCCAGCTTCATAAATAACAGTAATGTTACAGTGTTGACTGACGGAACAACTACTACACAAAGTCAACCGTTGTCAAGTATCTTAACATTAGCACCAGATCCAATACCACCGGTAGTTTAACACATGGCACAATTTTTTTACGATAATCAAGTACGCAGATTTTTAATTCAATTTGCGAAAATCTTTAGTAACTGGCAAGTTACTAAAGGCAAAGATCCAGCAGGTAATCAAATTCTTGTTCGTGTTCCAGTTATGTACGGTGATAGTAGTCGCCAAGCTAGTACAATCATTGCTAACAATAGTGCTAGCAATTTACCAAGTGCTCCGTTAATAACATTCTACATCACTGGATTAGAATACGATCAAAAACGAACGCAAGATCCTACGTTCATTGATAAAGTTCAAGTTCGTCAACGTAGTTACAATGCAGAAACACAAAGTTATGAAACTGTGCAAGGACAAGCATTTACAATTGAACGATTGATGCCTGTACCATACACTCTGAGAGTTAGTGTTGATTTTTGGACTACTAACTACAATCAAAAATTAGAATTGGTTGAGCAGTTAGGTACATTGTTCAACCCATCATTAGAAATTCAAAGCACTGATAACTTTATTGATTGGACGTCACTTAGTGTGGTTTACCAAGATGGATTAACATTCAGTAGTAGAACTATTCCACAGGGTACCGGTAATCCAATCGATGTACTGACTTGGAAGTTCTACATGCCTATCTGGATTAGTAATGCGGCTAAACTTAAGAAGATGGGTGTTATTGAAAAGATTATTGCAAGTATTTTTAAAGGTACTGCATTATCTGACATACAAGATGAAGATTTGTTGTTGGGCACTCGTCAGAAGATTACGCCATATGGATACAAGTTATTATTAATAGGCAATAGTCTACAACTACTTCCCGCAAATGAAGCATTCTACCCTAGTAACGAGAGCTTAGATTTACCCGCTAATCCAAATACAAGTTTGTATTGGACTAGTTTACTAAATGTATATGGTACATTACGTCCAGGTATTAGTCAGATATGGTTGGACAATCCACACATGAATACTGAAATTGTGGGCACTATTGTACCTGATCCAGTAGATGACAGATTACTAATCTTTAACATTGACCCTGACACCCTGCCACAAAACACATTGGATCCCGTAGACAGCGTGATTAACCCATTAGTCACAGGACCAAATGCAGGATTGCCAGGGCCAATTAATGGTCGTAGATATCTTATTGTAGAAGACATTGGTAGTCCAGGTGATAGCACTACTGCATGGGGAAGTTTAGTTGCTGTAGCAAATGACATTATTGAGTATGATAGTACCAATAGTGAATGGTTTGTTAGCTTTGATAGTGCTACCGCAACTACAATAGAATATGTTACTAACCTTACAACTAATGTGCAATATCTTTTCACCAATGATACTTGGGTAAAGAGTTATGAGGGTTGGTACGATCAGGGTGATTATAGTATTGTAATTTAATTCATAGTATGCTATTATTAGTTGTCTATGAATAATATTTCAGCAGGAGTATTCTTTTACTCTATTAATACCCAACGTTACTTGTATCTATTACGTACAGACAGTAAGAATCCGGGCAATTGGGGTATCCCGGGAGGTAAAATCGAATCCGGTGAAACATTATCAGAAGGTATCGAGCGAGAATGTAAGGAAGAAATAGGTTACTTTCCCGAACATGCAAAACTTATCCCAATACAAAAGTTTGTGAACAAAACATTCACTTATCATACATTCTTTTGTACAGTAAAAGATGAATTTACTCCAATACTAAATGAAGAACATTGTGGTTATGCTTGGGTTGGAGAAGGTCAATATCCTAAACCATTACATCCTGGGTTATTTAGTACAGTAAACTTTGATATTGTACAAGAAAAATTAAATTCACTTACAAAAAAAGAGACCTAAGTCTCTTTTTTTATTTTAGCAATTTAGCTACAGTATCGAATCCAAGTGATCCTATTACTATCCCTGCACCCATCATCATCCATCTCCACTTTTCTAAAGCAGAAACTTTTGATCCTAGTTCCTTATGCGCGGCAACATCTTCGTTACGCATATTAGTTAGAAGTTCTCTAGTTTCTTCTGCGTTACGATCAAGACACTCATGCATAT